TAGTAGCAGCATCGCGCATAGCAGCATCATAATTGTTCTGCATAATAAGAGTTTTGAGTTCACCGCAGCAAAGATTCTGATTTGCGAGTAAGTTAGCCTAGCCTACTGCTAAACCAGCAATATCGCGCTATAGTTCATTATATTTGTCCGCAACAAAACTAGTAATATCGTGATAAACTTGATTAGTTGTTGCAACAGCTTGAGCTGTCCCGGTAGTTACTGCACCCATAATATCACGGGTTTGTGCCTGTAGGTTTTGAGTATCGAAACCATTTTGCACTTGGTCACGAGTAGCGTACTGTGCAGCGCCATTGCCGCCCCAGCCGAAGCCTCCACCACCAAATAGTGCGAGAATTGCGAAGAGCCAAATCATGCCTCCCCAGCCTTCACCCATACCATCACGATTCATTAAAGCGACATCAGAAGCAGATAAACCATTTTCACCCATAACTATCATCCTCACTTTTTAAAATGTTAAGAATAGTCTTTCTTATATTTTAAAATTACGATCAGACTCTTGTGCGCGTGATTACTTGGTAATCTTATCATTTCTTATAATTTATTCTGTATTAATTTTCAAATATAAGAAATGTTCTTCCTACATATTATGAGTAGGAAAATAATTTGGTAATACAACTAATTTATTCAAAAGGCATAAAAAAAATAAGTACCAATTTTCATTGGTACTTAGTAATTATTTTGTAAGTTTATCTATTATATAATTTGGGTCTGCGCCCCTCATACGAGCCAATTGTTCATAAACATATTGCATATTCTAGCCACTTTGTGCCATTTGCATTATCTATCGAAACTATGGATTTTGCTAAGCTAATTCCATTAGATACTATGATGCATTCTTACTATTCATAAGCGCCTTAACTTGCGCTAAGTATTCATCACTAATCTAAAACTACTACTGGCTCTGTTGCTACTACGGGGTTGCTATTGTTTCGTTTCGCATTTGACTTATTAGACTTGGCATTGACTTTCTCCTCAAGCGCCTCTAGCCGCTCTAAAATCTTATTCATATCCACCGGTTCGGGCTTTTCGTGTAACTTTACGTCAAATGGTGTTACTGTACGATTACCCGCATTATCTGTACGTATCCACCAAATAATATCTTCATTATTATCTGGTAGATAAATTTCACTACTTGGGCCTATAGGGAATTGCCATGCGGCATTTTCGCCCTAAATTGGATCTGCCTTGTAAGTAGGTAATTTATATTGTGGATACTACGGCATCATATAAGGATTGAATGTCGCATTTCCTACAATATTAGGTTGTGGTTGTGGTTGATTCCAACTGCTCATCTATTGGTACCTCCCCATATTTTCTGCCACACTTGGGGCAGTAGTCACATTCTTTGTAATTGTTGGCCGCGTCAAAGAAATATAAGACTGGTTTTTCCTTTTTCTTCTTTGCATCCCAGCAATAGAAACATCCATATTCTTCCATAATTACCTCATTTCAAAAGTTTTTCTATCATAGTTAATGTTGATTTGAGGCTATCATGAATTGCCTGTAAGTCAGACTTACTAAAGGATTTGTTATTGGTTAGAAATTCCGTCATTACATAGCCTGTCTTGCCGTTATATACGGCCTTAGACCATTTGCTATCAACATATTCTACTTCTAATTTTGTATTATAGGGAATTTGCGCGAGAGCCTTACTTGATTTGTCAGGCTTTTCGCGCAAGTTCACTGAACCTTTATTACTGGTTTGTACATATACTGTCATTCAGTAACCTCCATATTTGGAACCGAAACTGTAACTGCTGGAGCTTCCGCAGTTGTTTTTTCTAAACTAAGTTGCTGTACCTGCGCTTCAATGGCAGCACGAATTACATCTTCATCGAAGGTAAGTCCTTTCTTCTCGAGAAGAGATTTAGCTAAGTTCATAGCATAAGCTAACTTATCCGCGCCCATTTTCGCGCCAAAGATTTTCTCTGCTGCATACACAACCGTTTGCGCAATGCCAGCGAGAATGCTGATTTGTTCGCCAGTTAGATGGGTCTTTAGATATGGGATAACAAATAGGCTCACCGCACCGCCAATTAGAATAATAATGCCTAATAAAATTTGAGTAATATTCATATTATATTACCTCCTTATGTTTCTTCAGGTTCGGGTTCTGGATCAGGGTCTGGGGTAATCGCGCCTACAGAAAAGAAGTCAATGACTTGACCATCAGCACGCAAGAGTAAAGCAGTTTGCATCTAGCGGTCATCGCGCTTACACATTTCACCAATAACTTCATGAAATCCACCGCGCGCCCGCTTAAGTGCTTTGTCTATATCATTACTGTAAGAACGGCTATCAAAGACCTTAGGATATCCAGATAGAGTATTATATGCGCCATTAGCATCAACTACCTTGGCGTAAACTTCATAAATTTCTCTAACCATTTTATACCCTCCTTTTTCTTTTATTATACTACATTTGATAAACAATTGTCAAATGTTTAGTTTGTATTTAGTAAAACATGAAGAGCCTCGCGCATTTCCTCTGTTTCGCTATCTTCAATAGCGGGAGGAATTGGGCGATTAGTTTCCGTATAGGTATGTTTACCTATAAGGTCAATTGCCTCTTCATATTCAAAACCAGTTTGGTCATTTCTAATATAATAACCCTAATCGCTATAGCGTCTTACTAAGTCTGGGTTATCTTCTAAAATTTCTTCAATAATCATATTAGTCCTCCATTGATTTGATATGTCTCAACCATTGGTCAATTGTTACGGCCTCCATACGCATGCCTTCCATAACAGAACGTGACCGCACTTGATTTGAAATCATCATTTTGTCATTGACAGGCACCATATTCCATATATCCTCATGCTTTTTATACCACTCTGAGAAATGCTTCTCAGTTTTCGCGCGATACTCTTGATTTTCTTGGTCTATCCACTCGGGTTTGTTCATAGTGTAATAGGCATCAAAAATCATGAAGGTGGTATAGAACATTACTTTGTCTTGCATCCCACGAGATAAAAATTCGTCTATGAGAGCATCGTTGCTGTCAAGCATGTTATTATAGGTTTTGAGAATATATTTGGGGTCATGGCGGCAAACGCTCTCATCGCGCCAGCGCCAAAGGTAAAATGGAGTAGGACAATATTTTACATTTGAACTTAAGTTTTGACATAGGATATTGAAGTAACTATCTTCATGAATAGTTAGATTATCGTTGAAACGAATGTGATTTTTTATTAGATAATTTCTGCGATGGAGTTTCCCGTGAACAAAAGTTGAATCCATTTCATGATTGATATAAGCTACTTCTTTTGTATCCGGTACACGAGTTTCTTCTATAAAGACAGATACCATTGAGTCAAATCCAATTTCCATTTCACGGAACATTATCCATAGGCCACAGACATTGTAGAACATATCATCAGCATCGCAGAACATTATGTAGTCTGCGGTGGAATGATCCAGGCAAGCGTTGCGTGTTGCGCTAACGCCGCGATGAGGTTCTTTGTAGTATTCAATTTTATAAGGGTAGGAAGTTAGAAAGTCTTCTGTAAGGAAAGTATCGCTACCATCATTACATATGATGACACCAATTTCATCCATAGGGATGTTCTATTGAATTGCGATACTATCGAGAAGAGGTTTGATAACTTCGTTAGTTTCTTTATATTGAGGAATGAGTATTTGTAATTTCATAATCCTTTTATCTCCTTTTTTAAATTCCGACAAAACGAGCGGCATAAGTACTCCAAAATTGCATTGTTTTATATGTATCAAGCATGGAAGATGGAACATATATACTGCCATAAACACCATTTACAGTGGCTGTCATTGGAGTAGAAAAAAATACATTAGTGGCTTGTAAACTAGTATAATCTGCTCCCATTAGATAAAAAGAAAAAAGTCCAGTACAATGAGCAAAAGCATAACTACTTATATTTTTACAAGCTGATAAACTTACGATAGATAAATTAGTACAACTATTAAATGCTGAAGTTTTAATAATTTCACACATTGGTAAATTTATATTAGGTAATTGATTGCAACCATTAAAAGCATAACTTTCAATGGTTGCACATATTGGT